CTTATCGTTATAGCTACCGCAGAAAGTAAATCTAATGCAGCAGGCACAGGCACTGCTGCTGGTACCACACAAGTAAATGCTGGCAAGGTATTTAAAATTACCAGCCAAAGAGAATTGGTCGACACATATGGTGTGCCGTTCTTCGAAAAGACAGCTTCGTCAAGCCCCATACACGGCGGCGAAAGAAACGAATACGGACTATTAGCAGCCTATAGCTTTTTAGGCGTTTCAAATTCTGTGTTTATCGTACGTGCGGACGTTGACCTCGATGAACTACAAGGCCAAACTTCTGCACCTGGAGCAGAACCAGTCGACGGACAATGGTGGTTTGATACTAGAGCAACATCATATGGTATTCAAGAATGGAATTCAGCTGCTGCAACGACCACAGGCGGTCAAAAGTTTGCATTGAAAATTCCTCTAGTACTCACTGATGATGACAGTGCAAAAATAAATTCAGGCACAAATGCTCCAAGAGATTCTGTGGGCGCTGTTGGCGACTATGCCGTAGTGGCACAGACCATAGGCGATACAGGTGATGCAGGATTTAGCCTTGCCAAAGAAGCAATTAAAATTTACTACAAACGCAACCAAACTCTGCTAGGTGGTGATCATTGGGTAGAAGTCGGCAGCCAAGATTGGGCAGGAAGTCATCCCACAGTGTCGGGATCCAGCACAGTGACCACAGTCACAGCGAGTAATACTTTTTCTATCAACGGTACAGTATTGACAATGCCAGGCGGCGCTACACTAGCAGCCTTTGTGACCTACTTCAACAGCGGTAGCGGATTAGTCACAGGCGTAAGAGCAGTAGCACTGAACAGCAGATTGTATTTGTACACAGATGGAGCCACTGAAACCGACGGCGACTCTGCTCTAGCAAACGCTATCACTATCACTGGTGGTGGCACAAATTCTGTTACAGCACTGGCACAGTTAGGTATTACTACTGGTACATTTTACGGACCAGCAATACAACAAACACCGCACACCAGTGTTCCAGAGTGGAAATCAACAAACGCTAAACCACGCCCAACTGGCAGTGTGTGGATTAAGACTACTGAACCCAACTTTGGAGCAAGATACATTGTCAAACAATGGAATTCGGCTACCAAAACTTGGGTAACATATTCTGCTCCTGTTTATTCAAGCACACACGCTGCCTTGTATTATCTAGATCGCAGTGGTGGTGGACAAGGTATCGCAACAGATAATTTGTTTGTTCAAAGCAACAGCGATGAAAACAGCAACTACGACACGTCACCAGAAACTGCATCATTTAGAATTTTTAAAAGAGCAACCACAGGCAACACCGTGGTGACATCCAATGCTGTGATCGCTGGCACATTTAGTGTAGGCTTAAACACATTCACATTCAAAGCATCCAGCAAAGGCAATTTGACATTGGATACTGCTAGCTCAGTGAGCTTTACTGCTCTAGGCACAGTAGGCGATGCAGAACTAATGGCCACAGCAATAAATGCTGTAGGCAGCACCACTGTTGAAGCTTCTGTGACCACAGACAATGCAGTGCAAATCATTCACAAAGAAGGTGGTGACATACGTTTCACAGATGGCACTGGCGCACCGATAAGTGATATATTCACTGCCTATAACATCGACACAGGCAATGGTACACAGAATATGTACACACCAGGTTCTGGTGCTGCAGAAACTTTTGTTGCAACAAATTGGATTCCGTTGGCTGCAGAAGATTTTGCTGCATCAGCCATTGCACCTTTGGCCGAAGCCCAAGACGGACAACTGTGGTACACTCCAGTGTTTGATGAAATAGATATCATGGTACACAACGGTAATATCTGGGTTGGGTATAGAACAACAACCAGTCCTTACTATGCTGCAAGCGCAGTTGATAAAACTGATCCAGCAGGACCAATTGTGGCAGCCAGCGAGCCAACAGTTCAAAGCGACGGAACACCACTTAAAAATGGTGACTTGTGGATCAGCACAGCTGATCTAGAAAACTTCCCAACTATCTATCGTTATGATGGCTTGGCCTTGGAATTTGTACTAGTTGACAAAACAGATCAAACTACAGAAGACGGTATTTTGTTTGCTGACGCTCGTTATGGATCAAGTGGCGCTTCAGGTAACACAGCAGCCACTATCGGAGATCTGTTGTTAAGCAATTATGTAGATTTTGACTGTCCAGATCCAGCATTATACCCTAAAGGCATGCTGCTATGGAATCTACGTAGAAGTGGCGGCAATGTCAAAAAATACAGCAATAATTACATTGACACAGCAGCCAACAACGTGCGTTACGAAGCTTTATACAACGATAACGGAACAGGTCCTGTCACTGGTGATAGTCAAAGTGCCTATGCCACAGATCGTTGGGTCACAGCTTCACCGAACAACGAAGACGGTTCAGGCAGCTTTGGTCGCAAAGCACAGCGCAGTTTGGTTGTGCAAAAACTCAAATCTGCAATTGACACCAGTTCAGAAGCCAGAGATGAAGAACGTAGAAACTTTAATCTGATTGCCTGCCCAGGATATCCAGAAGCCTATAGCAATTTGATCAACTTGAACCTAGATCGAGGAGTCACAGCGTTTGTAGTGGCTGACACTCCACTGCGTTTGCCGTCAGATGCAACCAGCCTCACAGCTTGGGGCACCAATGCCAATGGCGCATTAGACAACAATGACACAGGTATTGTTAGCTACGACGAATTTTCAGCTGTGTATTATCCCAATGGATTTACCACTGACCTAAGTGGTGCTAACGCAGTGGTTCCTGCATCACACATGATGTTGAGAACTATCGCTCTCAGTGACCAAGTTAGTTATCCATGGTTTGCACCAGCAGGTACACGACGCGGCGGCATTACCAATGCCACAGCAGTGGGATACATTGATGCAGACACAGGAGAATTCCAGTCAGTGGCACTGAATGAAGGTCAACGCGACACACTGTATGATCTCAAAGTAAATCCAATTCCATTCTTTGTAGGAGTCGGACTTGTGGCCTACGGTCAGAAGACTCGCGCAAGAAATGCATCGGCACTAGATCGTATCAATGTTGCACGTCTTGTGGTTTACCTACGCAGTCAGCTAAACAAACTTGCTCGTCCTTATATCTTTGAACCCAATGACAAGATTACTAGAGATGAAATCAAAGGGGCTGTTGAGAGTCTATTGATCGAGTTGGTGGGCTTAAGAGCTCTGTATGATTTTGCCGTAGTCTGTGATGAATCAAACAATACACCAAGTAGAATTGATCGCAATGAGCTGTATGTTGACATAGCGATTGAGCCAGTTAAAGCAATTGAATTTATCTATATTCCATTGCGTATCAAGAATACAGGAGAAATTTAAAAATGGCACTAACTTCCTTAAATAGAATTTCGGTTCCACTCGCAGGAGCCAACAGCGGCACAGCTTTACTGATGCCAAAACTAAAATATCGCTTTCGGGTGATACTACTAGGATTTGGTGTTGAAGCCAGCACAGAACTAACAAAACAGGTTAGTGATGTAAGTAGACCAACTGTAACATTTGAAGAAATGACTATTGAAATCTACAACTCAAAAGTCAAACTGGCCGGTAAACCAAGTTGGGGCGATGTCACTTTAAATCTACGAGACGATGCCAACGGCCAGGTACAGAAAATTGTTGGTCAACAGGTACAGAAGCAGTTTGACTTCATGGAACAGGCCAGCGCCCGTTCAGGCATTGATTACAAATTTCAAATGAACATTGAAATGTTGGATGGCGGCAATGGTAGTTTTGAACCAAACGTACTCGAAAAATGGGAAACATATGGTTGCTATGTATCAGAAGTCAACTATGGTGAAGCCAACTATGGTTCCAATGAACCAATGACAGTGGCACTTACTATCAAGTATGACAATGCTGTACAATTCGCAGGTGGCACAGGTACAGGCACAGCACGAGGTATTGGTGCAGTTGTAGGACGAAGTCTTGGCGAGGCTGTAACAGGTCGCGGCAGCTCGAACTAATAATAACCGCTGATCAAAAACCCGGATTACGATCCGGGTTTTTTTACGGCTAAATAATTACATGTCAAATGTATTCACTCGATTTTTAAAAGGTGTAGGATCAGGTTTACTTACACCCAAAGGCGGTCTTGCGGATTGGCGCCATGCTAGCAGGTTGTTTGTTGAAAACGGTTACCGGCTCATGCCTCGTAGCAAGTTTATGTTTTATGTGCGATTTGAAATTGAAAAAAACATATTGACTTCACCGGTATTTACT